TTTCTCTATCATCCCAATTTAAATTCAAGCCGTCCCACATGTCCCAAGTTTTATTGTATCTGTCAAATTCATCCCAAGTCATGTAGCTGTATATAAACTTAAACCCTAAATGTGCTGGTTTTACTCTTTCAATCGCTTTGATAAAACCATCCATATTTGCTGGAATCCCATAAATTCCTATAAATTTTATATAAAAGAAATATTCATTATTTACTTCTACGACTTCACATTTACCACCACTAAATACTTCTGCCATAGTTTCTAACATTTTTATTGTTGTTGTTTTTCCAGCTTGCATTTTCGCTATTATATTTTCTCTTCTAACTTCATCTGATAAAGATATATCAGTTGTTATATCAAATATCTGTTCCCAATTTTCAAGGCTCCAAGTTGAGCTTTGCACGAATTTCTGCCTTAAAATGCCTTTCAAAAACTCTTCTTCATCTACAACATCTTCTATTGCCTTTTGTAGATTCACAATTTCTTCAACTTTTCTATAATATTTCGGCATGTATTTTATTAACTTTTCCATTACATCACCTCAATTTTAGCTGTTCCAAAAGTAGGCACATCCTCTGCTCCTAACATTATATTTGTATTACCATTATTCATTTTAAAATCAAGATAATCCTTTACTCCAGTCACATTTAAAAGGATATTTCCGAGCTTTGCATAGCTTAGATAATCATCTTTAAAAGCTGATTTTCTAAAATATTCTATTACTTTCTTTTTAAATTCCTCACTTACTTTTTCAATTGTCGTTTCTGTTCCAATCCTAACTTTTCCAGTGAAATTGACAATCTTAGAAATCGCTGCATTATAAGTAACCGTTGCACCAATCGGTCTTTGTTCTTCTACATAATCTTGTACATTTTTTAAAAGCTGTGTTCCTGGAGCTAGTCCGTTGACATCCATTAACACAAGCTTTACAGTACCATTTCCATTCCATAACGGAAATACTTTCACTCCACCTATTCCTGGAACGGCCAAGCACCATTGCCTGTAATGATAAATATTACCTGATGTTGCTGGCTCTCTAACTTTTATAAAATATCTTGTCCTCAGTTCTTCATCCGTTTCCGCATCATATCCTTCTTTAAATTCTTTTAAATTAGTTACTTTAGTAAGGCCCTGTATTGTGACTGGGAAATACTTTATTGCTCCAATTCCTACATTGCATCCACTTCCTTTGTCAATTGATCTAGCAGGAACAATTACTTTTTTTGTAGCATCTATAACTTTCTTTTCAGTTGTTTCAAAAATAAAAGTATCACTGCTTATTTTTGTTCCGACTTCAACAACTGTTCCTGCTTCTCCTTCAATTTGAACTTCTCCAACAGAATTAACTGCTTCTCTCCTTGAAAGTCCTACTGTTGCTGCAATCTTTTCAAGAAAAATTCCTTCTGATGTATCAGCAAATCCCATTTTATGTACATAATCCACAATATCTCTAAAATTGCTAAATTCAATTGAAACAGGTGCCAGATTATCATAAAATAATCCACCCTCAGTTTTATCATAATCAGAAGGCAAATTATTCAACATGCTATTCAAAATTTCTTCTGCCGTTTTCTTGATTATTACTGTCAACTTAAAAACGCCTCCCATTCAAATGATTCATAATTATCCAATATTACCCGAAATTTCGTTTTTAATCTATTCCTTTCCATTATTGCTTCAAAGTCTTCAATCTCTAAAATTCTTGGATGTTTTTTCATTTCCTCTTCGATTTCCCTTTCAAGTTCTGCATATAAAAAAGGAGTAGGGAATCTCTTGCCTAGTAGCATTTCTTTATACCCTAATCCATACGTTTTATATATTTTATATTTGTATTTTTCAGTTAATAATTTCTTTTCAATCCACATCCTTATACTTCTTATGTCATCTGTTTTTATTAGCCTTCCGTCCTTTTTTAACATTTTTCCTTCAGTAAAATCAATCAGGAATGTTTTCCCAAGTGATGATGACTCTTTTTCCAGTTCTTTTATTTCATTTTCGCCAATAAATTTAACATTTGGAAACATCTACATCACTCCTTATTTTCAATGACATCACATATGAAATACATTTGTTCGCTTGTTGTCGGAATCACATATACTTTCTGTCCTTCTTCAAGCTGATAAGTCACTTCAAAATCAAATTCCACATCCACATCAGACCATTTTAATTCATCTGTAATTTGCATTGTTCCATTTAATTTGATTGTTCCTAAATTACTTCCTTTTAATTTCCCTGTTCCTTTTGCTTTATAGTGCTTTGTTGTAAGCCCTCGGCTCACATATATCTGTTCAGGTTCTAATATTATTAAGCCTTCTTTTATTTTTACTCTTAAAGGATTTGCGGAAATTACGATGCCTTCAAGCACTCCCATTGGCATGATGTTATCCCTTTCCTTAAATGCTTTGGCAAATTCATTTTCCCAACTCATTTCTTTGCTCCTTTTTTATTTTTTTTACTATTTTTATTATTTGCTTTTTCTGTTTTTCCTTGTTCCTTAGATTGTTCTTTTTCATAAGTTTCTGTTGCATCTTCTATTTCATTTTCAATGTCACTTTCAGAGTACTGTATTAAGTTTATACTACATTTATGATTGTTATTTTCAAGACTATGTTCACAATCTTTAATTAAATACTCTCCATGTAAATATAAATTTTCATTTTCCAGTTCTACAATTCGGCCAGCTCTTATTTTCTCATTTCCGAGCATCGTTAAACTGATATCTTCATTTATTCTATTTAATCTTTTAAGCTTATTATTCGCTATATTTTGTGCATTTCCTTTACTCTTTTCATCAAACTTTTCCACTTCTTGCAGTAATCCAAATTCTTTAATACTTGCATCATCCTTTGCTTCTGCCACTACTCTCTGAGTCTTTTCATCACCGCTAACTACAATTATTTTATTTTTCAAATCTGCAATACTTCTGCTGTGACTCACGCTATTCAAAAAATCTGTTGCTTTTACAAGATTGTTTTTGCTCAGTTCATAAGTGCTATCAATTATTATTTTTTTATAAGGACTTATTTTTACAGTTGCTTTTTCCATTTCAAGCACATATTTTTTCTTATTTTCCGCTGTATTAATATTAATGATATCTTTTATTATTTCACTTACTGTCTTATCATTATAAATTTTAGTGATAACGCTTGTTAATCCTGTTATTTCTACAGCTATTCCAAACTCAGTACATAATTCTTTTATTGCATTTTCACTGCTGATCTTGTTAAATTGCTTAATAGTAGTTGACTTATTAAGCCAAAAAGCATAATCATATGCTTTAAAGCTCCTTGTGTTATTCCCATTATCTTCTTCAACTATTATTACCTGAGTAATCATTTCGTTTCCCTTAAATAGAGATAATCCACTTCCAAGTGTTATATTATCTAAAAAATTAAAATTCTTATCATTAAAATTATCTGGCAAAGTAAATGACATTTCTAAACCCAAGGTATCAATGCTCTCACTCCATTTTAAGTCTGAAACAAAAGGCATTATATCCAATCCTTCATCCGCTGATACAAGCCTGAAATCCATTTTTCATTACCTCCTGCTATTTCTTTTGCTTTATTCATTGTCTGCTGTTCTATTTCCTTTGCTTTTTTTACTACTTTTTCTTCAAATTCAGTCAACGGTTCTTTCCCTTGTGGTCTTTTATATTCAGTAACTTCAAGGCTATACGGGACGTCTCCTGCTCTATCTGAAATTCCGTGTTGAAAGTTATATCTGCATTCCATATTTAGCACAATCTTAAATTTACTAATTATAATTACTCTCACAGGCTCATTTTCATCCCTGTATTTTTCAAAAAACTTTATATAAAACTTAGGATTCGGAACACTTCCCATTTCCATCCAATGATATACTTTACTCGGAAAATAGCTTTCTATTTCAAATTTTCTTAATCCTTTTTTCCCAATTAAGAGTAAAAAGCCTTTATTTACTGTTTCAAACTCTTCATCAGATAAAGACTGAGTAATCACATGAATATGCGGAACCACAGGGAGTATTGCATATTCATTTCCTTTTTTAAACATAACTTTCATATTTTACTCCCTCCTACATATTCTTATAAGCTCCCATTACTTTTGCTACAATTTCATTTCCTACATAGTCAGCATATTCCTTATTTCCAATAACATTTCCTTCAATCGTAACATTGACTGAAACATTTGGTTTTTCAGATTGTTTCTTACTCTGTTCATGACTCAAAATTTCCGTTCCATTTGGCAATACCGCTACTTCATTTCTTTTATTTTCATTTATTTGTGTAATTCCACCTTTAAAATAGGATGTTCCAAGAGCTTTTCTTCCAGGAACAGGCCCAGCTGAAACATTATTTGTCTGCACATTTACACTTTTATTTTCTGCCTTTGTGTTATTCCAGTTCATCAATTTTTGTATTGCTCCGCCTATTGAATCTTTTACTTTATTAAAACCACCTATGACTGCATTTATTCCACCCATTAAGCTATCAAAAGCACCCTTTACAACATCTATCGCAGGCTTTAAAAAATTCATAAGAGAATTCCATAAAGCAGTTGCTCCAGCTTTTACAGTATCCCAGTTTTTATATAAAGCTATTCCAATTGCAATTAATGCTGCTACTGCAATTATAACTATTGCAATAGGATTCGCAGACATTGCTGCGTTCCATGCCCACTGTGCAACTGTAACTGCATTAACTGCTACTGCTCCAGTTGCTAAAACCGCATTTTTTGCAAATTCTGCTGCCGTCAATGCAAATGTTACAACCTGAGTTCCTATCATTATAGCTTTATAAGCTAAAAAAGCTACTCCTATTGTTGCAAGTATTGGAGCAAATTTATCAAAATTTGTAACAAAAAATCCTGCAACTTCAATTATTTTTGAACCTAATCCAATCAAAGTATCTTTAATTTGTAATATCTGAGGTTTGTTTTCTGTGACGAACTTTTTAAAAGATTCGACCAACTGAAGTATTTTTTCTCTTAATGTTGGCATTTGTGAACTAAACCAGCCTGCAAATTCTCCTAAAACTGACATAACTACAGCTCCAACTTCCTCTTGTAAATCACCGAAGTCATTTTTTAATTGCTGGATTTTCCCTTGATCTGTCTGTGCCATTGCTTCATTTACTCCGCCTACTTTCTGTTTTAACAAATCAGCAAGTAAAGCAGCTTTTTGAGTTTCCGTTCCAGACTTCATTATTTTTTCCTGATGTTTATCTAAAACGATTCCTGCTTTTTTCAATGCTCCAGTTTGACCGCTCATAGCCTTTCCTATAAGCTTTCCATAATTTGCCATATCCTCACTTGTTACATTTACTCCCTTTTCTTTCACAGCAAGATCTGTCATCCCAGGAAGTAATTTTTTTATTGTATCAGCCTGTAATCCAAAAACTCCTGCACTTGCTATTCCTGCTTTCATGGCATCATCTTCAACAACTCCTTTAGATTGTAAAACTGAAGTATAATTTTTTAAATCCTCTATCTGACCTTTAGTCATTCCTTTTGTATTTTTTAGTACACTTTCCATTTTAGTTGTTTGAATAGTCGCTTCATTATAGGCATCTGCTGATTGCTTCAAAAAAACTCCTGTTGCTGCAGTCAATGCTACAGCCCCAACAGCAATTCCTTTAACTGCTGTTTTTGCCATTCCTGCTCCGGCTTTTTTTATTTTATTCATTCCCATTTTGAAACTTCTCTCAGTTGCTTTTGCATTCGCTGTAGCTTTTTTTAGCGGACCAGTGAATTGATCTTTTAAATTCAAAATGACATTAATACTTCTTGACATCTTATACACCTCCCATCATTTTCTGAAGTTTTTTTGATTCTAATTTAATATGAAAGTCCATGCTTTCATAAAAAAAGATTTTCTCCAGAGTACTTAAATTTAACAAGTAATCCAAAGAAAATCCCTTCTGAAGATAATAAGAAATCAAAAATGTATCTCCATCATTCTCTATGAGTTTTTTATACCATCTCCAATTTCATTTTCCTTATTTTCTTCTTTTTTTTCTTCATATTTCCCAAGTCCATATAAAGATAATATATAAGTTGCAAAATTTCCTATTTGCCCTATATTGTTATCAAAAACTTTTAAGACTATATCATAAGGCTCAACACAATTAAAAGCTTCCTGTAGCTCTTTTTTGGCAAAATCAGGGCAATGTCTGTAAATTAATTCAATATTTCCTTTAAGTCCATTTGTTGCTGCATTTGTTTCCATTTCAATTTTATCTAAAATTTCCGTAACCTTGTACGGACTTATTTTTTTTATCATTATGCTTCCACCTAAAAATTCTGACTTATATTCCTTAATCTGCTCTCCATTTTCCCTTCTTGCCTTCAATTCTAAAAAATCACTTAATCCCAGTTGTTTCATTCTTTTTTTCTCCTTCCTAATCAATTGAATCTATATAGTTATAATCTGCAAAGTTAAACGGAACTTCTTCCTCAATTATTTTTTTATTTTCAAACTGCATTACCATTAGTTCATTCAAGGTAACATCAAGTATTTCCACTCTTTCTGCTCCGTACGCAGTCGGATCAGCTAAAGTTGCAACAATTTTAATTGACGGAAGATTCCCAGTTCTAAAGCCTTTTGCAACCAGCTTACTTACCCTGCTATCTATTTTTGTTGTCACTATTGTTCCTTCACCTGAAAAACCTATATATCTTTTTTCAGTTCCAAATTTCCCTGGAATATTTACATCCTCGTATTCAGCTGAAACTTTAGCTTCAAACGATTTCACATTCATCCATTCGTCATCGTTGACCCATACTTTACCAAAATTCCCTCTGATAACCCTGTTCGTTTCCATTTTATTTGCCATAATATCCTACTCCTTTCATTAAAACATGTGAACTCTAAATTCAAAATCTTCTACTGCATTTAATATTTTGATATTCCCAAGCATAAACACTTTCTTCTTAAATGTCAGTTTCTTAATTTCTTCATCTGTCATTTCATTAACTTCAATTTTTCCAACTCCCAGCCATGCCAGTTTTTGAGATTCAATATCTACTTCAGCTCTGTTATTATACTCAGGATCTAAAATATCTTCTCTTGTTAATTGCCTAAAGTACGAATTTACAGCAGAAAAGAATAAAACTTGATTGTCATATTTGTTTTTATATTTACCAATCCACGTTTTAAACGTTTCCCTAATATCATCTGTAATTAAGTCCATAGACTCAATTATGATAATATCTTTCATATCTTCTGTAATATCCTGTGTTATATCCTTTAACGAAGTACACGCTCTAGCAACTTTCACATCATCTTCATCTTTTATAAGACAAAATCCGCCATTATCAATAACTGTGTCAATATTTTCAAAAATAGACACATCCTCTAAATTTCCACATAAAAAGTTCGTAGCAGATCTTGTCATTGGTAATCCGGCCAAAAGACCAAGCAGAGTTGGGATATATTCATTTCCATTTTTTTCACCTCTTGCAGTATCTTTGAATTTAACTTTTTCATTCATAAAATTTACTACATGTCTACAATTCGTATTTGTTCCTTTATAAACGACTGCTTTGTATGTTTTTCCCAATTTTTCCTGTTCTTTTATCCATGTTACTATATCATCATGATCTGCTTGCAAAGCTGAGGGAGTTCCAAGCCAGTTTACTCTTTCCTTTGCCACTAATTTTAAAGCATCGGCCATTTTCCCTTTTTCTCCAGTTCCTATTCTAAATATTTTCACCTTAGCAGGAGTAAATTCAAAACAATCCTTTAAAAATCTATAATTTTCAGGAGTCCAATCTGATTCCTGTATTTCTGTATAGCTTTTATAAATCTTTGTCGCAATGTTTACATTTGTATCATCCCTTATTATTATTCCAACTATACCTTGTTGACTACGCTTAACTGCAGTTACTGCCTTTTGCGTAAATAATATCAAAATACTTGGCAATCCCATAAATACACCTCTTTCTAATTAAATTTATATTTCATCTGAAATCCTTCGCCTAGTTCTTCTTTTTGTTCTTTTTTCTCTATTTTTACAAAGTTATCAATAATAACTTCAGTTTTAATTTCAAGTTCTTCAATCGCTTCAATATTAATGTCATTTATAATGTCTTCTAGTGTCATTACTTCAAATTCACCAATTAAAATTCCATCACTGACATTAAAAACTATTTCATCAATATAAATAAAAAAGGCCCCCTTAATCTTTAAATGACTTAAAAAAGCCTCTTCCAGTTTTTCCTGAATTTCAAGTAATTCAATTTTATTTTTTTCTCTATTTTTAGGAAAATAATAAAGTCTGACTATAAAATTACGTTCTTTCATGCTTTGCATGAATGCCGAAGTTTTTAAATTATCTATCGAAGTTCTGACCGAAGGCCTTTCAAATTCTTCTTCTAAATTCTTACTGTCTACGTTCATTTGCAGACTTTCATTTATTTTTCTGTTAATTGCTAACATAATTTCCTTCAAACTTATCATTATTCCACCTTCAAATTATCCAGCATTTCTTCAATATCTTTTGCAAATTCCTCACTAAATTCCTCTTTTATCCCATCCAAGACATGATATCCTTTAACAAATCCAACTTCTTTTCCAGTTTTTGTAACCATTCTATGTCCATACTCTATCAAATGTGCGTGTGGTGCTGAATTATAAACTCTTACAGCGTCTTCATCACCACCATATTTGTAAACTCTTCCACGCTTAAATCCTTTTATATAGTTTCCAGTTTTAGTTTTTACCATTCCTTTTGCTTTACCTACTACTTTTCTTCTTAGTTTATTTCCACTTTTTTGCAACATTCTTTTAACTTGTTTTGGATATTCTTTCGAGCATATATCAAGCATTTCTTTTGTAAATTCATTTAATCCTTCTATTTTAACCGACATTATTCATCAATCCTCCTGCAGAACACTTCAACGAATTCTCTATTCGTAAAATCTTCATTCCAATAGATGACTTCGTATTTATCGTTTTTTTGCATAAAATACCAGTCTTTTTTTATTTCTAAAATAGATTGCTTTCTGAAAGTTAATCTATAAGTTTGTTCATTATATTCTGTATCTGCAGCAGTTTTCGTTTCCTTATTTCCCTGAGATACTATTTCACAGTAAGCATTTTTGACAAACTTTCCTATCCTATCTTTTTCTGCAAGTTCATTTTCTGTTTCTATCATTCTATAGACTGATACTTCATGCCTTAATT